TAACATTTAGAACTGGTAGACTTGTTGACTCTTTTAGAGTTATTCAGTATAATCAAAAGAAAAATATTATCAAATATACATTTGATCCTATTTATAATGTTTATGATGGTACTCAAAGAGATGTTGATAGGTTGATAGTACAATCAGGTTTAAGACCAGCGATACGTCAACTTGTAGGTGAGTTTCATAGATACCTTAACCCCAATAATGACAGAGAGCAGAGTGGTTAAAAATGCCTCAATCACGCAGAACAGAAATAATTGATTTTATTGTTGCTCAACTAAAAGAGATTGACGGTGAAACATCTGATTTTAATTCTTCGTATACCTATACCCAAAACGTGTTTTCTAACGTTTATCGTAGAATAAAGTTTTTAGATGAGGTAAACGATTTTCCAGCGTTATACGTAAGCGCTGGTACCGAACTTCGAGATTTTAATTCTAAAAGTTTGACGGTAGCAACTTTAGACGCTACCATAAGAGCATACGTATTTGGAGAAGATAATTCTCAAAGCCTCGTGGATGATATTACTCAAGATATTGAGCATGTCATTTATTCTATTGGTGATAATCCTGATAAAGGTATACTAGATATAACAATAGATAGTATTACTTCTGATGAGGGGTTAGCCACTCCATACGGATTAGCAGAGGTTGAACTAACAATAGTCTATAGATTAGACGGATAAGGAGAAAGGGATGGCATCTCTTAATTTACAAAGAAACTCTGAGGTCTTTATGTCCACTGTTGACCTGGTGAACGGTGCGGCTGTTACTGCTATGACTCCAGAAAACACTTGGAAACTTGAAGTGTTAGCTGGTTTTGCCGTTACATCAACTGCTGCTACTCAGGACATTACAAGCCTCGAATCAGGAATAAACCCTGATCGTTCACAGCAGCGCTTTAATACTGCTATTAACCCAGTAGACTGGAATCTTCAGGTTTACCTTCGTCCAACCGGTGTTGTAACTGGTGCTGCCGCAGACTCAACTGATGCAGGATCAACACAAACTGGTAACGTAAAGCCAGTTGCTGACTGGTTTATGTGGCAGTCAATGGTATCTAATACAAAAGTAGCTTCAGGTGCCACTGAACAATCTGTTTGGGAAACAGGTGGAAGACTTCGTACTGTAAACGTAGCTGCTGGTACAGGATCACACTCAAGTCGTTCAAACTTCTCAACAGCTGTTGAAAACCATATGTATTTTAAACTTGATAACGTAATTTTCCAAGTTTCAAATGCTACTGTTAATCAGGCAACTGTTGATGCAGGTATTGAAGAAATTGCTACCACAACTTGGACTGGTTTTGGTACAACAATGAAAGAACTAACAGGCACTCCACGTGATAATGCTGTTTCAGTATTTGGTGGTATTCTAAATGATGGTTCTTCCGTTACAGCTAACTCAAATGCGAGTGAAGCTACAGTAACAGCTCACTATCACCCATATAACCAGATGAATGTTGCTGGTTCTATTGGAACTAACTCATTCATTAAGAATCGTTTGAGTGCTATTGAGTTCCATCATCAGCCTTCAGCTGGTGGAGCAGATGTTAAGTATACGTTCCCAGTTACAGCTCTTAGCTTTGACTATAATAACAACATTACATACTTAACACCAGAAGAACTTGCAAATCTGAATGAGCCAATTGGTCAGTTCACTGGCACACGTGCTGTAACAGGTTCTGCGACCATGTATCTTCGCTCTGGAGACAATGAGTCAGCTCAATTTATTAGAAATATTCAAGATGACTCTCGTACAGCTTCTGCACAAACTTCAAACGCTAACCTGATCGTCGGTGGAGCAACAGCACCATATGTTGCTTTCCAGCTTGATGCGTGTCAGTTTGAGTTTCCAGCAATCGCTGTTGAAGACGTCATTTCAATGACAGTTAACTTTGTTGGTCAGGAAACTTCTGCTAACAAAGGCAATGGTGGTGAAGTAACCATCTTTGCTGCTAAATCTTAATTATTAAGTGTTTCTGAGGGGGAACACTAACACTTTTTACCAGAAGAGTGCCCATTACTTGCAAATCAAGGTTCCCCCTCACCTTTGAGAAGCAGATATGTAATGGGCACTCGTTTTTTATGAGGGGAAATCATGAGTAAAATTAAAAATCTTGTTGCAAAAGAAACCAGTACCTGGGTAGAGTTCCCAGATATTGATGGTTTTGAAGTTAATCTTCGCTACTTAACACGTGAAGATCTAATGAAAATTCGCAACGCATCTCTTAGTTATAAATTTAATAAACGTACACGCCAGCGTGAAGAAGAAGTTGATAACGACAAGTTTTTGGAGCATTATGCTCAAAAAGCAATCGTTGGATGGAAAGGGCTTAAAGCAAAGCACCTTCCTGTTCTTCTTCCTGTTGATATTTCTTCAATGGACGCTAATGAAAATATCGATTATAGTGAAGAAGAAGCTGTAGAACTATTGAAATCATCTACTGTATTTGATCAATTTATCACAGATGCAATGAATGACTTTGAACAATTTTCTAAGCAAAAAGCTGAGACAGACGCAAAAAACTAACTGACTACCTTCGCAACTCACTTTTTGGCGGAGGTATGAATGCAGATCAGTACTTTGAGATGTGTGAGCAGATGGGTTGGGAACCTCGTGAAGAAGATATTCCAATAGACCCATCTACTTTGTCTTTAGAATCTCAACAAGCACTCGTAGTTTTAAACGCTTTACCTGATAAATGGGAAGGTATGAGCGGCACTTGGATGGGTAAAGATTATGCTGGTTTAGAGGCAATCTTTAACATCTATGAGATAGAAGACCGTCGAGCTGTATTTGAGTTATTACGTGCAGGTGAATCAGAAATGAGTAGTTACTATGCTCAAAAACGAAAAGAACAAGATTCATTATCAAAAGCACAGAGAGGAAGATAAGTGGCTGGCAATAAAAGTACAATTGCTACTTTAAAAGGTAAAAGTGAAGGTTTTGACAAGGTTCGTAAGGATCTTGATCGTACCAGTGATTCTACACAGCGACTTGACCGTAGAACTACTCGATTAGGCCAATCATCTGCTGGTTCTGCTCGTTCTTTTTCTTCTCAAGCTTCTGGTTTAGGTGGTTTAGTCGGCGTTTATGCAGCCGCTGCTGCAAACGTATTTGCTATTACTGCTGCATTCGACGCTTTAGGTCGAGCTGCTCAAGCTGAACAAATTGTTCGTGGTACTAAAATCTTAGCTCTTGAGATCGGTCAAAACGGATCTCGTATTCTTCAAAGTGTACAAGAGATAACACAAGCCCAGCTAACTCTTGCTGAATCTGCCCAAAATATTAACATTGCTCTATCTGCTGGTTTTAATACCGAGCAGATTGAAGCTTTATCTGAAGTTTCTTTGAAAGCTTCTAGAGCTTTGGGACGAAACTTGACAGACGCATTCCAGCGAGTAGTTCGCGGTGCTGCAAAACTTGAACCTGAACTGTTAGACGAACTTGGTATCTTTACTCGTATTGATCCCGCAGTTGAGGCATATGCTTCTAAACTTAATATTGCTACTAATTCATTGACCAACTATGAAAAACGTCAAGCATTTGTAAATGCGGTAATTGAAGAAGGTCAAAAGAAGTTTTCATCTATTGACACTACTGTTGATAATTCACAAAAGAAGTTTGAACAACTTCGTGTTGCACTAACTGAGCTTGCTCTTGAGTTTGGTCAATTAGTCGCTGGAGTGCTTGGTCCTCTTGTAGACTTCTTTAAGAACAACATTGGTAACGCATTGTTGCTTTTTGGGGGTATTTTAACTCTTGTATTTGGTAGAGCACTCAAAGCAATTGCAGGTTTTGTTACAAACGGTATTTCACAGATCGGTCGTTTTGCTGAGTATTTAGCTGATAAAGCTAAAATAGCTCAAGGAACTTTAGGTAATCTTACAAAAGCTATAAACCAACCATTACAAGGTCAGGGCGGTGGTTTAACAGGTATTAGAACTGCTCCTTTAAAAGGCCAAGATGTTGCTCAAGCTGCTCGATTCAAAGAAGCTCTTGAATTGCAAAGAAGTGCGCAGGTAGGTTCTGTTTCTGAACTAAATAGAGTTAACAAAGCTTATAAAGAACAGCTTAAAGTATTAACTCCTGGTACTAAATCTTTTATCAATCTTGAAGCTGCTATTCAACGTAATAACGCTGCACTTGCTACAGCAGGATTTAGAGCTAAGGCATTTATTGCTGTTTCTAACTCATTAGGAGTTAGTGTAAAATTTCTTACATCAACCGTTTCCGTGTTAGCGGGTGCAATTAACGGACTATTTATTGGACTTGCTATAGCCCAGCTTGCAGGAACTCTTTTTGATACTGACATACTTGGTGCTATAAAAGGATTTTTTGTCGATTTATCTAAACGTGCTGCTGAACTAAAGGCAGGCTTAGCTGGTATTACTACAGCAGTCGGAGGTGATAAGTTAGAGAGAGAACTTAAACGTGTGGGAGCTACTACTGAAGATTTAGAAGATTTACCTGAAACTTTAA